TCCTGCAACCGATAACGCCTAGTAATCCAATCCTTAATACGCTTGGCGTAATGCTCTGGAATAAAGATTCGTTCTTCGGTAAAGACATCGTTGACAAGTCAGACACCAGCGCAGAGGCCGGCCAGAAACGGGCCAAGTGGATGTGGCAGCAGTTCGCACCTGCGGTTGCAATCGGCAACTACCATTGGGACCGGGCGATGAATGTGATCGCCAACACCACTGGCCAGTCTGTGCTTGGCTACACAGGTGTCGATAAAGGTGGCCTGCCAGTGCAGCCGGGTTATGCCTTGGCAAACACGGTCGGCATCAAGATCAAGCCTGTTGACCTCGAGCTGTCTGAGGAGATCAGTAAGTCTGAGCGCAGCAAGCTGGTACGTGAGCTGGACATGAAGATCAAGCGCATCAATAGGCTTGAAGGGTCCGGCGCCGTAACAGAAGAAGCGGCAGAAAAAGAACGTGAGACGCTCCAAGAAAAGAAGAGCCGTCTCAAGGAAGGTTTAACCGTCGAAGGTAAAGAACCTAAATAATCAGTTATCGCTCATCAGGTAAATCGCTGCGCATATCGCCGCGCAGAATACCCCGAGACCGACTAACGTCGAGCCTAAGATAAATAGAAGAACAAGGTAGTTCATGATTGAGCTGCCAGTTCTTTTATCTTTGCTATTGTCATCCCAGTTGCATCGTGGATGGCGAGGATTGTAGCCGCTGAGATAGGAAGTATTTTATTTCGTATCCGACTAACTGTTGGCTCAAGAAGCCCAATCGCTTCAGCTAAGCCTGCATTGTTTTTCAGGTTGTAGGTTTCAATCAAATAGTCAAACAGCACATGACTTCTGCTTGCAGACCTGCCTCTTTTCCCAAGAGGCGCTGTCATCTCTGCTGCTCGTATGATCATCTCTTTTCTCCTGTAATTTTGTCTTTGATGCTGCGAGGGATGCGTGGCTTTGGACACCAGCCTAAACAATCATCAGTCCAATTACCCACGATCAGCACACCGCCGGGATTCAATAGCAGCAGGCTAACCGCACGCGGAGGTGGATCAATATCAGGGTCTCTAAAATACAGCTGATCAGTTGTTACTTGAGCGATTTCGGTCATTGCGTCTTTCTATTATCTTTTGCCAGCACTCTCCGCATTTCCAGCGGCGCGTTAATCCATCCCTGCTATGTACCCATTCGCCACCTGTACGCAGTGGCCGCCGCGAGGCGCAGTGGGTACAGAACCGCTCACCCGTAGACATGTCAACCGCGAGTGTCGTCTTTACTCTGTCCGTCATTTTTTACCCAATATTTAATCTCAACAATCTGCGCACACTCACGCAGCTTTGATACGTTCGTGCGCTTCATTACCTCTAGCGCAATGGCAACGAAGGTCTCAATCTCTGCACGCTCTTCGTCACCCCATCCAATCAGCTCAGCAACACAGGTTTTAAGCCGCTCGTCTTTTAGCTTGGAGATCGCTTCAACTAAATACTCGAGCTCCTCATGAGGCAGTGCCGCACGCTCGTGCAATAGCTGCTTCATGCGGTTCGCATAAGCTGCAACAAAATCCCCGTCTGGTCTGATGCGTCTCATTTACCTACCCGGCAAGTTTTTAACCATGCAATAACATCGTCTTCCAGCCACAGCAGTCTGCCGCTGCCCGGTATTCTAAGCCTCGGTGGCAGTGACTCTGGCCGGCGTCTAGCATCAACCTTAATTGTTGCTGCGGTTCTACGCAATAGCGGTGATAGGTCTTCAGGTGTCAGAACTTTAGGTACACTCATCGGACAATTCCGCTAAGGCGGCCTGCAACAAGCTGCGCATAGCCGGCAATATCCACCCACGAATCTGCATAGTCAGGATCGCCGTTTAGTATGCGGGCGATCTTATGAGCAATCATCTCGAGCGCCTCACGTTGGTCACTATCCAATCGGTTCCAACCTTCATGGACCTGCATCTCAAATTTGAGTTTCTGCGATATGCTTGCGTGGTTTTTAAACAGCCCGTAACGTAAGCCGCGCTCACTCAGAATTGCATCTACGTCGCCCATCAGTCAATCTCCTTCATGTAATACTGCGTTTCAAATCCGTCACCGCGCAACGGTAAGCCGGGTGCCCATGAGACCGGTCGGCCCATCACTTCCTCGGCTGTCTTCACGTTCCTCGGTCCGTCAATCAATTCCTCCATGATGATCTCGTCATGCACGGTCGTAAGCTGGGTGTAACCTTCGTCATCAAGTGCAAGCATTGACTCGGCAAGAAGGTCTCTTGCGATAGCCTGAGTGATGTTCTCTACCAGCTTGCCGCCGTAGGTCGAGAGTCTGGTCCACTGCTTTGTCTTCTGGTCCATTCCCTCGTATGTGAGAGACCCTGACCGCGCAACAGTAAAGCTCGTGCCGTCAGTCTTGTCTCGCTTCAGGTCCGCCGTCTCGATGCGTGGCTTGGAGTACACCAGAGCGCGGCCTGACGGGAGATGGATCATCAGCATGCCCGACGTGTAGCTAAATTGCAGCTCGGCTTTACCGCCTGCCACCTTCAGCACGCGCACTGTCTTGTTAAGCACGGCAGCCTTGGCCGCAGCCTCGCAGTCGTACCAAAACTCGACGACCTCCGGGTTGGCCATACGCCATGCAACCTTGATCGGCTCGAGCTCTTCCTCAGTAAGACCCATGTCCAAGGCGCCCATCGTAATCAGTGCACCTGCTCCACCTTGGTAGCCTAGCGCCAGCTCCGCGACCTTGCCTTTGAACCGGTAAGGTGAACGCTTGTCTACACTACCGGGCGGCAGCTTGAACATCTGCTCAGCCGAAGCCTCATAGATTTTGCCGTGCGTATTGAACACCTCGAGACGCCACTTGCACCAAGCCAGCCAAGCCACGACGCGGGCCTCGATGGCGCTGAAGTCAACGATCACAAGCTTATTCCCGGGCCGTGCAACAAACGCGGTCCTGATCAACTGAGACAGGGTGTCAGGCACGTTACCGAATAGCATCTCAAGCTGGTTGTACTTGCCGGCCTTGACCATCTGACGGGCAAGGTCGATATCGCGAAGCTTGTTCTGAGGCAGGTTCTGCACCTGCACGAGACGGCCAGCCCAACGACCGGTGCGGTTGGCGCCGTAGAACTGGGTCAGGCCCTTGACCGCATGGTCCTTGCAGACAGCACGCTCCATCGCTGCAAACTTCGAAACGCTCGTCTTGCCTAGTTCTTGGCGCAGCTTGAGCACCCGACGCACAATCGCGCTGTCGGTTGCTTCGAGAATTTTAGGGACGTTCTTTTTAGTGATGTCGCTGATGTCTTCGCTTTCCTCAGCCTGCAACCAAGTAAGTAGCTGGTTGCGGCTGTTCGGATTAGATAGGCCAGTCAGCTGGACCGCCTCGGCGAGCATCCTCTCTTTGAAGATACCGTCGCATTCAATAGCATTCGTCACCAGCTTACGGTCAAGCATCAGACCGTAGGCGTTCATGCGCTGGTCAAGGGCCCACAGGCGCCACTCTTTTGCAGGGACTGGGAACTTGGCCAGCCTTGTGGCAATCGCCCTCTCAGCGACCACGTCGCCGGCGCAGTAGTCTACGAACAGCTGCCACTTAGCCGGGTCGTGATGCGGCAGGTTGCGAGTGCGGCCACCGTTCTTAATCGTCGGCTTGCATGGCAGGCAAAAGTAACGGATCAACTGCCAGCCGATTGACTTCTTTTGCTGGTCGGCTGCAAGGCCCATGACCTTACCGACATCAGCAAGGTTGCCGGGCAGGCCGAGGTATAAAGCATGCACGCTAGTACAACGCCACTGCGTTGTGTCAAGTTGCATTTGAAAGTGGCAATTCAAACAGGTAATCTCGAAGGCCGCGTTATAGGCAGCCTTAATGATAGCCGGGTCATTGATAGCCGAGACAACCCTTGCCGGCAACTTCTGTCCCATTGCCAGATCGACGACGGTCACTGGCTCGTCGTCGAAGGCATAGGCAAACAGCATGACCTCGAAGTCATCCGACTCTGCGTACTTATGCACGCCGCACTTTTTCAAGTCAACGCTGCTATAAGTCTCAAGGTCAATGCGTAGGGTTGTCACTCTGTCGGCTCCTCAACTAAAACTTGTGACTTATATTGCTCAAGTATCTCGAGGAACAAAGCGTCGCTCTGTTCGCGGGGCAACTTGTTCAACGCTTGCAGTACCAGCTCAACACCGGCCGGCACCATTTGGATACTGATAATTTGTGGTTTGGTCATCCGTTTTTCTCTTCTAAACGCTGGCGCGCGCAAGCTAACGCTTTGTCATTAATTTCAACACGCACGAAAGATTCTTCCGCGTAAATTATCTTTACCCCCCGCTCAGCATAAAAATTCACAAGCATAAGCAAGTAGTCGGCACTAATGTTTTGTAGAGCCCTTTCCAATCGAGGGAGCGCCTGTTTAGGCAAACGCAGGTGATTGGCTACCTCAGATTGGGTCCAGCCTGTTGCCGCTCGTGCTGTGCGTAAAGCGACTGCCAATTTACATCTTATTGGGTTCATAAAAATCCTTTCTTTTTAAAAGTACGGGGTCACCACGCTGAACGACGACCAGAAAGATGACGTGGCCCCCGCTGCCGGTGTTATGTGCGCCACCTCCGGCTGGGCTATTCATTAAGGACGTTTCCGAATTGCTTCGGCGCGACGTTTGTGTGTTGCGGCCAGCGTGGCCAAGTTGTACGGCACGACATAATCTTTGTATTCGCCGATGACCAAGCTTGCAGGTTGATCGAAAAATACACGGTCTTTAAACCATTTTGGTTCTTTAGTTTCTTGCATAGTGTTCTCCAATAAATTAGGTGGGGTACTCGCTGCGTCTGACTTCAAGACCTACGTTTTCGGCGTATCAGTCAGCATCCGCTTTCCCCCGTGAAATATTAAGCCAAGAAGTCGTCTGCGACCGCAGTGAATACGCTCGCGGCGTCTACATTACCGCCTGACAAACGCTCGCCGTCTTTGACTTTCTGGATAGCATCAAGGCCCGGAGAGATGCCCTTGTTCGTGCCACTGTTGTAGCCGTAGAAAGACACTTGCACGTTTGCATAGCAACCCGAGTAGACCGTGTCAGGGTCAATCACTGGCTGTACGTTCTGATCAACTACTACCGGACGACGGTTGTAGTTCGTGCAACGCAGCAGGTACATGCCACGGTTCTCGGCGCCGGTGTATTTAAATTCACCGTCGTCGTTCTTCGTGTCACCGTCCAGCAAAGGCGACTTGATGCCGGTCTTGCCTACCTTCTGCGCGTCCTTTGCTTTGGCCGCGTCGATTGCAGCCTTGATGGCTGGCACCTGCGGGCTATTCTTAGGGATCAAAGCGGTCGTGCTCCAGCTGCGTCTGCCGTTGTCGCCGACTTTACCTTCGCCAAAGATGTACGCATATGAAAGGCGTGCATTGTTGAGGATAATTTTGTGTGCTTCTAATGCCATGATTCGCTCCTAGCGTTTAAGTGCTGAGTTACCGACTCAGCTACGGTCATCGGCAATCGCCGAAAATCCATGATTACTTTCTATTACTTCTCTCTTGTCTGCATTCGGCACCAGTACAGGCTTGCCGGTAGGCTTCTCAATCAAGTCGCCTAGCACTTCGTCAAATCGTTTCTTACCAAGGGCGGTGGCCATCGCGGTCAGGCCAAGTAAATTCCGCTCATAGATAGCCGCCTCTTTGAAGCCGTGTTCTTTCAACCTCTCGGCGACCAAGTCCTGACTCTTGTAACGCCGATTGCTACGACCCTCGACCAGCTTATAGCCGGGCACTGCGATACCCTTCTCGGCTTGCTTTAGTGCATAACTCTGCACGTCAGACACCCACTTCGATACAGTCTCGCCGCGCTCAAGGACCATCGCTATCTGCTCAAGTGTTAGCACCTCCGGCTTGATCATCGAGAAGCTTTGCTGTGCTAAGGCAAGGGCCTGCTCACTACGCGCAGCGCACTGGAAACGAGCCTTGCAAAAGCACGAAGAGCAATGATCGCCTGCAACAAATTCACCCTCTCCAGCCCAAGCAAGTGCTGCCTTTGGCTTGACTTCATTCTCAGCCCAAGAAAGCAGGTCATCGATGGCCAGCTCCTCGCTGCTATAGTTATCCAGTCTCGGCTGCAGGATGGTCATCCGTACGGACTTGATGTTGTACAGTAACGAATTCTCGTTATAGGCTCCGAGGCCATACAAACGCATCTGGCTATTGCCCTCGGCGCCAACGAAGATACCCTTCCCGTATTTCAGGTCGAGCACCTCAACCAGATCATCAGCAACAATCACCAAGTCGCCGGTGCCGAAACCTTCAGGCACCCACTTGCTAAAATCCAGACGGCGCTCAACTAAAATTCTCGGGTCCGAACAACGCTCGTAAGCTGCCTTGATTCGCTCAATGCCGAACTCGACAGCCTCCGTAACATAGTCGCGAAGCTCGGGCGTGTCAAAGTGCGAGTCCTCAAGCGGGTCAACTTCACGGCCGAGGAAGGTCAGCAGCTTTTGCTCAAAGACAGCATGCGCAAACGTGCCTTCCTTTGCAAACTCAGACTCGTCATCGGGGAAGTTCTCCTCGAGGCGGGCGCTAGGTGTGCAGGTCATCCACTTCTCAGACCCGGACGCAGACAGCTTTGCGTGTGCAGTCATTTGACTTTCCTTGCCAGTAGCATTGCGTCGGCCACGTCATAAGCCGCCATCGCAACGTCGATCTTAGGCGCCTCGTCACGGTAACCTAGCGGCACGAGTGCCTGCATGGCAAAGGCAGCAAAGATATCCCGCAGGTCCTGATCTTCTGTGTTGGTCATAACATCCCCTTATAAATCATTCGTGCCCAGCCGGCGACTAAACCAAGCCACAGACCGACAGCAAACGCGCTACCAAACCAAAGCACGGTGCCTGTGATTAAAGCCGATAAGGCTTGAATGGTTGACTCTTTCATCGCTTGATATCCGCGTCAGGTATGTACAACTTAGGCGCCACCTCAACCGGCTCTTCAGGGTCCGTGGTCTTACCTTGGCCCCACTCAATCGCGGCTTTGTATATCTGGGCCATGTGCGAGTGAAGGAACAAGCCGATGATCGCAGCCGGTGTAACTTCACCGGTTGTCACTGCATCAGGCGGATCGATGTCGCCCGTTGTCTTTACTTCGCCGTCTTCATCCCAGACTACTACTGTAACTTTTGCCATTAGATTTTCTCCAGTTCTGCCATAAAATCGCCGTACTCAGATGGCGCTACGCCGGACACGTTTATCGCTCCAAACTTTGTAAGCGCAGCCTCAATAACATCAAGCCTATTTGAATCAATTAACTTGGACATTCGCGCTCGAACAGCTTCAACAGTGATGACTGGCGCAGGTGGCGGTGTTGGCTCCGGCTCGGGCTCGGGTGTTGGCTCCGGCTCGGGCTCGGGTGTTGGCTCCGGCGCAAGCTTCTTAACCTTAGCCGGTTTCTTAGGCTGAACTGGGTTGCCGCCAATAATTGCATGGGGGCCCGGTTCTTCTTCGCGTACAGCTGCCATCGCTTCAAGGTAGCGTGCAGTAGCGAGCATCTCAGCGGGTGAGAAGATAGTAAGTTCCAACTTAATCATTTGCCATCCTTCTTATTATTAGTCGTTTATGTTGCAGTCACAATCGGGGTACTGAATCGCCTCCGGTGGTCTGTCTAATAAATTCTGAATCCTCTGCGCCAGCTCCGCTATTAGCGGATTCGAGAAGTGCTTATCAGACTCTTCCAGCAGTTCTTCGGTAGTGAAAGTGCGGTAGCTTGCCTGCATTACTTAAACCTCTTGATCGGTGTCACGTTGTCGGTTACCGTCTGTTCCTCGAGCTTCGCGGTCTTCGCCAACTCAGCCTGAATCTTTCTAAACCGTTTACGTATATCGGTCTTAGCAGCTGGTACCCACTTAAACTCAGAATCTAAAATGTTAAAACTAGGTGTCTTCTTAATCATGTGTCCTCCTACAAGTGAAGGGCATGATAGCATAGCTATCGGACACTGCAAGTCTTTTTTGTACAAAATCGGGCTTGCGTTCATTTGATAGTATCGCTATCATCCAAAGCCATGAAACCTATCCAAATAATTCGTAAGCTCGGTGGTCCCACAGTAGTGGGCAAGTATCTAGGAATCCGCAGTCAAGCGGTAAGCCTGTGGTGTAGAAACAACAGAATACCTGCGGACCGTGTGCCGGCATTGGAAAAGCTGGCTCGCGATCTGGGGTTAGCTATTAGGGCCGAGCAGATGCGGCCTGACATTGCATGGCATGTACTGAGACAAGGCAAAAAATGACCGAGATAAAACTGTTTCTTACGATAGACATTATTCGAGCGGTGCTGGGAGGCGGGGAGATTCATTGCCCGCTGGAAGAGGAGGGGATTGAGCTTGTGTTGCTCTGTAAGCCAGAGACACAGGACCAGTTTAAGAACGAGGTGCAGAGGGCGATGTTGCGCTACCTACCCCCTGCTCCGAACAAACATTAACAATTGTCATGTCAAGTCTCTGCTTAGCAGAGGGTAGCCGCTGCTTAGCAGCGGATAGGCAAAAAGGAAAGAAATGACTAGAGATGACATTATCCGCATGGCGCGGGAGGCTGGATTTGAGTCGAACTCATTGGGTATGACTTATACAAGCGGATCGCTTTTAGATTTGCTTGAACGCTTTGCCGAGTTAGTCGCAGCAGCGGAGCGCGAGGCGTGTGCGCAGATTTGTGGAGAAGTTGGGGAGCACCCATCACTAACTCCAAGGCATTGTGCAGAAGCTATCCGCGCAAGGGGGCAGGTATGAATAACAACCAATCGGAGGGGAAAGAATGAGCAACCTGTGGATTAATTGGCGCTTTGGTGCGCGGCATTTACAAATTGGGCCTGATCGTCCGTGGGTTACGTTTCGCGTAAACCCGTTCTGGGTGGAAAACAAACCTACTAAATGGTTTGAGGTGCATTGATGAATAACGACAGAGAACTAATGCAAGAAGCGTTGGATGCGCTGACGTATGTAGGCGATAAAGATATTTACAGTGACACTATCGACGCACTACGCGCCAGACTAGCGCAGCCTGAGAACGACTTTAATCCAGATTGGGACGCAATGGCAGTCATGGTTGAGGAGCAACAGCGCATGGCGAAGCGTATTGAAGAACTCGAAGCTCGACTATCGCAGCCAGAACCAGCGCAATGTGACGGTGGGCAGTGTGGTATTGGCGGATATTGTAAGCAGTGTCCTAAGACGCAGCCAGAACGCGAATGGGTTGGGCTGACTGACGATGAAATTTGGAAGGATGATGGAATTATGGCGGCAAATAGCGGATACGGAGCCACCTTTGAAACGCTGCGCGAACTTGCCCACGCCATCGAAGCCAAACTCAAGGAGAAGAACAATGGATGACTACGATGTTGTAATTGACGCGCTACAAAAACACAGAGACAGGCTTTGGGACATGATTAATCGAAACGTGAACTCAGAGTACGTTCCTTTAAACATAATGGATGACATTCGTTTTTATCAAGTTGAGCAGCTTGATGCAGCAATAGACGCACGAAAGAATTCCAAACCATGCCAAACCTGCGAAGCATTAGCGCGGACTGTAATGATGGATCAAACATCGCACGACACCCCACCACAGCGCGAATGGCATGGGCTGACGGATGAGGAATACGAAGCAATGGCAGAGCAGTACGTAACTAACTGCTATTTCGACACATTGAAATACGCGAAAGGCATTGAAGCCAAGCTAAAGGAGAAGAACGGATGACTGACAGAGAACTATTGCAGCAGGCGTTGGATGCGTTGCAGGGAAATTGGCGAACCGATGAAAGCGATAAAGCAATCGAAGCACTACGCGCAGCACTAGCGCAGCCTGAACCGAAGCCGGTGGCGTGGATGTTGACAGAACTT